AAGCGATCATTCTCGACTCCAGCAACAAAAATCTCGGGGTGATCAACTGCCTTAACGGGCTCCCAGCCCTCGCGGAGTTTCAGGGACACATTCATAGCATCTAACTCACCACGTGTGCTGATTCGAACCCAATGAAAGTCATAGCCCGCCTCTGGATTGGGAGTGGGTAACGTATCTGGACGAATCCAATTACGCTTACGAGCCGTTTGTTCACGAGTTTCCAGTTCACGATTTAGTCTGTTCTCAGCCATTTTGTTTCCTTATTTCCAATGCAACCTGTTTGGCGTAGTCTTCTAAAGACACTCCGAGTTTCTTTGCCAGTGCAACCTGCGTGCGTGTCAGCGTAATCTTTTTAGGGGCGACGCTTCGTGTAGCCGGTGCAACAACATTCGCCTTACGGCGAGGCTCTTCAGTCTCTAGGTCGTTGCTCTCGTCAGTAAACTGCTCTGGGAACAACTGTCGCATACGAGAGTTGATCTTCTCGTAGTAATCGTCAGATTGCGGGTTGACGCCCTGTTTGACAAGTTTTTGGTGCAACCCCAGCGCAAAACTTGTCATCTCATCGTCTTCTCCAAACCACTTATTCTTGGATTGCCAAGCTGTAGCCCGAGTGTCAACAGACGGTTCTGGGGTGTTGTAGGTAGTTTGTACATCAGAATTATCTTCTTGTAAAGGGGGTAATTTGATGTTATTTACGCGATCGGCCTTAAGCGTTGCGTTTGTAAGTGCTTCTTGGGCTTCTACAAGGGCTTTTGAGTCCCCTGCTTCATAGGCACGTTTGTACTTACCCTTTGCATTAACAACTTCTTGCGCAACCTGTTTCTTGGCCTGCTCAAGCAAGACTTCTTGATTCTTGTTGACTGTGCCCTTGAGTTGTTTGTTTTCCGCAACAAGTTGCTGGGCGTAGCGCAGTGCCTCTTGACGCTCCCGTTCCGCAGCTTCGGCGGCGCGGCGTTGATCATGGAAACCTTTACTAAAGTGTTGTAAACGCTTCTTGACGCGCTCGGAGTATTGCTCCATCTCGTCGTCGGTCAACTCCATAGGAGCCTTGGACTTTTGCTTACCACGATCGTCTTCATCACGATCGTCAACCACTTCAATATCTAATTCAGACTCTTCCTTCTCAGCCCGTTCGGGCTTGGCAGGCTTGTCTTCCTTCAAAGGGTCTGATCGACCCTCGATGGTAATTTCAAAATCACCATTGGCTTTTTCCTTTACACCCTTGTCAGCGGCTTCCGCTTTGTCGGGGTCGGGGAACTCAAACTGTACTTGTTGGAACGCCATAGTTTATTCCTTATGCACGCGTTACGCCACGCGGATCGGCAACAACGGCATCAATAGAGTCGTCGTTCATGAGACGGTACTCAACACCATTTACTCGGACACGGGTGCCAGAGTTAGCGCGGAACACCACGTAATCACCAACTTGACACCATGGCCCATCTGGGTAACGGTCTTTGTCGGAATACGCTTGCGCTCCCATATCGAGTACCAAACCAGTCACAGTCATGAGCATTTCCTCATTGATTGTTTTCTGGGCCTTGATGATTCCCATATCACCGATTGTTTCCTCAATTTGAGGCAGGGCTATAAGCAGCTTATATCCGACGGGTTTTGGAAGTTGTAATTCCAATTCGTCATCGGTAACAGCGGTTTGAACTTCAATTGTCATCGTCTTCATCCTGAGAACGCAAAAGGTCTTGAGTTGTTTGCATGGCAAGTTGGAGACCTCGAATCCTACCCACCACTTCCCGATATTCAGAGTAGTCTTTAGCCCCTCCGTTTGCCAGAAACTGTGTTGCAGAGAGCGCATCCTCTGCATATTTTGCGATTAGCACGTCGTAAACGGTTTTAGCCATAAATTACTCCCTACCGCCCGGCATTTTGGGCTGTTGTGGTGTTGCTAACACCTTTAAAGCATCGAGACGGAGGCGCTCTTTGGCTTGGTCTTGCTGGGCTTCCACCCGCATGCCTTCCTTCATCGCTTCAATCTCGACACGATCTTTATCCAACTGCAGTTTCTGTCCTGCAAGTTGTAAATCGGCTTGGTCTTTTGCAGCCTTGCGAGACACTTCCATCTCTTGTATCTTGACCTTGGCTTGCTCCAACTGGAACAGCGGGTCTTGCGCTTGCTGTTGCGCTTGCTGCTGTGCGGCTTGCTGCTGGTGAGCCTGTGCAACTTGTTTGCCTGCGTCCGCAACGAGACGTGCAAGCTGAACCTCCATGTCTTCTGGCAACTGCTCGTCTGGTGGAGGCAGTGGCACACCAAGGCGTTCCTCGATCTGTTTGCGATATGAGAAGCCCAAGTGCTCGGCGATGTGTGCTTGCAGTGAAGCCATGATCTGCTGTGCCATGGGGTTCTGTCCGATTGTTCCTGCGATCATCGGGTCTTGCATGAACGACGTGTGCGTTGCAATGTGCGCATCGTGATCCTGATAGATGAATGCCTTGACCGGTTTGCCCACAAGTGCTGACATGTTCTCAGACACGGGGTCACGTGGCTTCTGATCATCCGACATTGGGATAATCTTGTCCGCGTTCTTGATGCCTAACACTTCGAGCATCTGACGATGCAGGTACGGCAAGTCGTAAATCTGCGGAGCCTTCTCCGACATTTGGAACGCCGCTTGATACTGCACCACACGCTGCGCCATTGTTGACGCGTTAGGGTCAGACACAGGGATAACGTCCACTGTCTTATAGTCTTCGCGGCGTGCGCGTGGGGGGCCTTGCTCTGGCTCGAATGTGTACTCTTCCGGCGCGTAGTCAGCGATGATTTCTTTGAGTAACTTAAACTCTAACTTCATCGCGTAGTGCACACGTGCTTGTACAGCGGCCATCGGCTTTAATGTGCGCTCAAGCAGTGCAAGTGTTGTACCTACAGGTGCGTTAGCAGACATGTCGCTGATGTTCATGTCGCTGATTGCGCCAAGGCGTCGACCTTCTTCTGTAATACGTTGCAGTAACGCAAGCAGTGTCTGGCTAGGCTCCTTGTATGGGAGCATCATGATGTTGTCTTTGATCGCGCCTGACGGTACGTCTACATCACGGAACTCTCCCGGTGCGATCGGTGTATCGTCGCCCTTTACACGCAGACCACGAGCCTTCAAGCCACCGGGCAAGTTAGACAGTGTTCCTGCATCCACCAACTGACGAATAATTGCGGTTCCGGCGCGTGCGTATCCACCGATGATGTGGATCAAACCCAAGCCATAGAAACCAAAACCGGGCACATATACATAGTGCACAAAGTGGTCACGCTTGCGTGTTAACTCATCGTCTGGGTTCCAGTTGCGACGCACGGCAAGAACTTCTTGTGTACCGCGCTCGATAGTCACCACGTATGGTTTTGCTAAATCATCTTCCTCATCGTCCACACCATCAATGCACAAGTGCGCATGAATCTCAAGCAGTGTGTAACGCTCGTCGTTAGTCAGCGTGTAGCCACCCTCTTCGGCTTTCTTTTTCTCAATGTCGGTATGGAACGCAACAGGCTCGCCCAAGTCTTTCTTACAGTAAAACCCGCTTGCCATCAAGCGATCCATCTCGTTCTTTGTCTTGCGCATCACGTGCGTAACACGCTCGGCCTGCTCAATGTTTGACGCGCCATACGGCACGATCACATCTTCTGCTGGGATGTAAATCGCCACTTGACGACCCATTGACGGGTCGTAGTACACCTTCTTGAACGCAGAACCTGCAAGTCCCAATGAGTACAGCATGCGCTCATGCTCTGGGCGGTACTCCACCATGACGTCTGTCAACTGGTAGTTCATGTCTTCCTTGACACGATTAGCCGCTTCTTCTTTCTCCTTAGTTACCTTGCCAATGATCTTAGTCTTGACAGGGCCTGCAGGCGGAAACGTTTCACTCATTGTCTCGGCTTGAAAGCGGATTGCCGCTTCAGCCAACACTGTGGAGTACACGCCACACGCATCGTCCCAAGGCTCGGTGCGCTCTTCGTAGCGGAACCCTAGCACCTCAAGACCTTTGACAAACGTGTCTGACCATTCTTTGCGAGACGCAGTGTCGGTATCAACCAACTCGGTCAGGTCACCTGCGAGTGTGGCAAGTGTTCCCTCGTCCATGTACTCGGCCAAGTTATCGCTAAACTCACCCTCGCCATCTTCGGCATCGTCAGGCACAAGTGTGATCTCCACACTGCCATCACTAAGAGTCACCATATCTGGATTGACAATGTCAATCTCCATCGCGCCTTCAGCCTCACCTAGTGCGTCAATGCCCAGCGGTGCAGAATAAAGACTCTTATCTATGTTTGTTGCCATGATTTATCCTCAGTAGTAACCGCCACGACGACGTGACTTAAAGTATTTAATTTCATCGGGCTCGTCAGACGGCAGTCTGATAAACCCACCCTGACGGAATCTCATGAGTGCCATCACCGCAGAGTCCACCAAGTCATCGTTGCTCATGAACGGAAATCCTGCGATCTCCTCCACAACTTCCTCAGCCCAGCGGGTTTGTGGAACCCAGCACAGCCTAGAAGCCACGATGTCTGCCACGGAGTTTAACCGCGCTAACTTATCCCCGCTACCCCTGTGTGGGGTGTACTCTCCCACGGGCATACCCATGCGGCGCAGTTCTTGATAGAGCGCAGTCCCCGAGGACTTCTTCTCCACGATGAACGCATCTGGCTCCCAGTCCTTGTATTCTTCCAGTGCTAACTTCTTAAGTTCTGGGAACTCAATCCGTTTCTTGATGGCGTTTAGCAAGATGATGTTGTGGCATCCTTCTTCCTCGTTGAAGAACACTCCCCACGTCGTGAGCGCGGTGTAGTCGGCACGGTTGTGGCTTTCCGCTGCCGCATCCAAACTCATGATCACGTACTCACAACGGGGCGGGTCATCATGTTCCCAAATGTTCCACCACTCACGCTTGACAACTGATGCTTCTTCTGATGTGGGGTTCTGCTGGTACTGGGCGTTCCACTGGAACGTAGGCATCGAAGCCTTTGTTCTGTACA